GTTAAAATTGACCCAATTGACACATCTGGATTTCCAGCTCTTCTCGATTATCTTCAGTATTACACAAGTCTTGCTGCAACTGGTTTAATGGTTCCGGCTGAGACACTCGGGCAAGGTATAGCAACTTCGCAGTATGCAACTGCTAAGGTAAGAATGGAGTTCTTCTTGAAAAATACAATTCCGTATTTCCAAAGAGTATTGGAGTGTTCTATTAATGATAACCTCATGGGCGAAAAAGCCGAAGGAGCTATATTTAAATTAAACGAACCCAAAGAAATTTCGTATAAGACAGGATGATTCATGATACATATTTTCCTTTAGGACGAGAGAAGAAAGATATATTCCACGATAGGATTTTAGTTGAGAGCGGGGACCTTATTTACGATTCAACTTCTCAAGGTATTCCCATTTACATTCCGCCTAATGTCCTAAAGAATGCTCGTATCCCCAAAAGGTTACCATTCCAAATTTACCATAATGGTAAAGAGGTCGGAGAAGTTAAAAATATTCGATGGGATGGTAAAGCTCTCAGAGGAGATATTCACGTTTATCCAAAGCACAATGAAGAAGTGATTAGGGAACTTCTGAATGGAAATCACGGTTTATCTGTGCGATTTACTTCGATAGATGAAGATTTCAAAACTTATACTCTTATAAAAGATATGGCGTTGGAGCACTTGGCTCTTGTTCCGGCTCCAGCGTCACCATCTGCAAGAATAGTATAAATTCTATTAAAAAATAAGGAGAGAAGGAGATGGGTGAATTAGCTGATAGGTTAAAAGAATATGCCACTAAGGCGCAGTCACACGAACTCAGTGCGTCTGAGGACTTACGACGACTGACACAGAAAGCCTACTATAACGCTGTCATAGCTGGAGCTAAACGAAGAGAATTCATGAGGAAGATACTGCCTGTTGTCAAAACAGATTCACATAGAGTAAGAGTTTTTACATCTAACGCAAATGGATATGCCTCGAAAGGAGCTTATAAAGGAGAACCTCCCGTTTTTCATCCTAAATACACAAGCATCGATGCCGTCACCGAAAAAGCTTGGACTTTGCCTCTTGCTCCTAAAGAGCTAATCGAAGATGCGGAATTCGGTTTGATTGAAAATGAGGTTTCTCTTGCTGGCATGAGATTAGAAAATACTTTGAATCAAGATGCGATTTCTGTGTTAATAGATAACGCTGAACATTCTACGACTTGTGGTGCTACTTCTTATTACCAAGCGATAGAAAACGCTTGTGTTTATATTGCAGATTCTCAATTTACTCCAACATATATAATTGCCACTCCCAGATTCTTTTTCAGATTAGCTACAACAGGTCAGTTTCCTCCTCTTAACGTACCCGACAAAAACTATCAAGGAGTACTTTTTTGGAGATACCTTTCTGTTACATCAAATGGTGACGAGAATTGGGCATGGGAGAATACCGGAGATGTTGGAGCGGTAATCTTGGATGCTGAAATGGCAGGATTAATTCTCATGAAGGAAGATATAACAGTCAAAAAGTATTCTGATCCTCTTGACGATCTAAGAGGTGCAATAGTGGAAATGAAGTATAAGGTTGTGGTAACAAAACCCAAAGCTATTTGTATAATTAAGCATGATTAGGAGAGGAAAATGCGAACGATTGCTCTATTGGTAACCCTCTTCGTGTTGTGTCTTGTTCCTTTTTCTCAAGCGGCTCTGACCAGCACAGTTACTCTTAACGCAACAGATGCGTCTGGTGTTGATCACGTATTGTATTACATTGATTATCGGGAAGATTTGGACGAAGGAGTGATTTATGATTCACACAGCACTGCGGATTATGGCACAGTCCTATTTAAGCAGGAAACCATGAATACTGGAAATGCTATGATGGTAGCTACAAATTATTCTTATTTACGAGGACGAGCTTTGATTGCTGGTACGTCTCTAACTGAGAACATGGGTGGCGCTAACATTCACAACACAAGTTATTCCTTAGGTACGATAGGCTTAAAAGGCGTGTCATCGACCAAGCTTTCGGTGGTTTCCACTTCGAGTGTGTCTCCTTATGAATTAGATTACCAGTACAGTGTGTCAGGAGAGGATGGAGATGCAGGAATTGGTGCTGCTGAGGTGAGTAATACTGGAAAGACTTATGCGAAAACATCAATAAGAGGGGCTAAGCAATTCACATTAGCAGGTCAGTTGAGTTGGTCTGTACCTAAGCCTGCTAGTGCAATAGAAGTGCCAGATACTGGCATATCAAGTCTCTGTGTATGGGGACAGAAGAGTCCCGTTTATCCTATCTTTCCAGGAATAGGAGCGTAAGATGAACTCTCCTTTCCTTTCTATTTTTAATTTGGGAGCAGTTCCTTCTCCTTGGGACGAGAGGGACGTTATATATGCAGCCCTTACGTCTAAGGAGAAGCCAAAAGTTTTTAGTCTTAAAAAATACCAAGGTCCTGTAGTGAACCAAGGCTCTCGACAAATTTGCGTTCCATGTGCATTATGTGCAATTGCAGAATCCAAGCAGTTTTATAATACCGATTTATCGGAATGTTACATCTACAAGCGTCGTTCTTACAAAGGTGACGGTATGGTCTTGAGAAACGCTCTCAAGATAATGCAAAAAGAAGGCACTTGTCAAGAGATGTGCTTTCCACTCTCAACGTGTCAAGAGCGATGCAGCGAAAGTTCAATGAAGAAGAACGCTTTATCTTACAGAATAGGTCAATATCACAGAGTGTTCAATGACATCACTGGTACAATGTATACTCACAAACTGCCAGTGTTTGCAGCCGTTCCTGTATATGATAATTGGTCCTATGACGCTCACATACCCATGCCTTCTGGTGAATTCTTAGGTTTTCACGCTATTACGATTGTAGGATATAATCTCACAAAGAAGTATTATGAATTCAAAAATTCTTGGGGAACTGAATGGGGAAATGGGGGATACGGGGAGTTGCCTTTAAACTATCCGATAGCCGAAGCATGGATAGTTGAACCGAGGCTTGGAAACGATCACGATGATTTGCTTCCTGACGACATAACAATTAAAAACACGATATGCGGAATGTCCATATTTGGACTTGGTATCGAACTCGAGATTACTGTTCCTTGGGATTGTATTGTAAGACCCAACTTTGGAATATTCCGATTTCCACGCATGCTCCATAAAGGTACGAATTCAGTGATGTTTAGAGTTCCATTTAAAAAAGGTTCACAGCCACTAAGTTTAACTTTTAAGCATAAGAATTCTTATATTAGAATGTCTGCTACTCTTTCTAATACCATTCAATTGAGTGAGTGGGAAAGAATTTAAATTAGAATGAGCTTACGAGTAACATTTCTCGGAGTAAATGCAGAAGCAAAGGGACATTCTTGTATATTAGTTGAGTCACCCAAAGCGAAAATCCTCTTAGAGCCCACTCAGCGAGTTAAGGGTGTTGATGCCGTTATAATTACGGATATAGACAAAGATGAATATAGCGAATGGAAATATTATGCAGACCAAGGAGTTCCGATATATTCGGTAGCAGCAATAAAGAGATGGGCAAAAGATGACGAGCTTCGTGAGCACATTCAAGTGATAAGCAACAAGTTCTCGATTAAAGGTCTTCACATGAATTGGCTAAAGGCTAATGTTGCTCCCCATGAGCCAGCAGGTGGAGTTAGAATTCCAAGTTATGATGTGGATATAGTGCCCGAACTTCCACCTTATATTCCTCAAGCTTTAATAAAGGCATTCGGATTGCCTCCGTCTCATATCATTGTTGGTATTGGTTCTTATAAGAAGTCAGATCACAAAATATCATTTGAAGACTTTCTTCTTCAACTTGAGAAGACTCGGAGTGGCAAGGAAAAAGGTCTTTTGTCCATTGCTCTTACAAATTTCAGAAAAGATTTAAAAGAACACAAAAGTGAAGTTCTCAAAAGACTTAAAGAACGATGGGACGTTCCAATTTTTTGGGCAGAAAAGGGAATGACTCTTGAGTTCTCACGAAGTGGTCGAGTGGAGAGAATTGACTCTTCAAATGAAATTGAAAAGCTTCATCTCAAAGAATTTCTATCCAAAGGAGTTGATTACGACATAAAGCACGTTAAGACAAGATGGAAAGAGTGTATAGCGGATTTGCGATATTTGGCTAACAACGCCGTGCCTCGCTTGAAAACAGGAAAGAAGTGGGGTGAGTGGACTCTTGATGCGTGCTATAAATATTTTGCTGCTTTAGTAGACGCTCTTCGTAGTGTGTATTTTGCACTCATTCCTCCTACTCAACCTGAGCTTTATAAAATAGAACACCCCAATAAAGATCCTAAGGAAGCACTTAAGACTTCTTTTTGGCAGACATATTTAAAAGCTAAGAAATACATGAAGTCCAACCCTCCTAAGGATGAGGAAGAATTAAAAGAATGGAATAAGAAGCGAGCAAAACTAATAAGTGCATCTGAGGAAACGAAGAGCCTTAAAGTTGGATACCTTTCCAAGGCTAAACCTTATTTACGATTCTTCCTTCCTACTATTCACGAAGATATTGCGAGTGCTGGATGGGATGAAAAGAAGCTCCTTATTGATGTTAAAGCTGATGGTCTCAGAATTACTCTTTGGAAGTCAGGCGGTAAAGGGTACGTGTTTGTAGATCCAGAAGAACTTAAGCACAAGTCTCCATTGATAAACAAATATATTCCTCAGATAGTGAAAGAGATTGAAGAATACTTTCCCGATAATACGGCTCTTGATGGGGAACTTTATGCAGCAAAAGGCAATGAGGCTTTGCATAGAACTGTCATAAATGGAATTATAAATACTAAACTTCCTCCCGAAAGATTCACGCCTTACGCGTACGCATTTGTATTCGATATCCTTGTTTATAAAGGGAATGATGTTCGAGATAAACCTCTTGAAGATAGACTGAAACTGCTCCAAACTTTCAAGTCCACTCCACATATCAAAATAGAAAAAGTAAGCAAAGTTGCAATACCAGGCTATTCTGGATACATAGTAGATGGGAATAACAAGAGTGCAATAGATAAAGCTATTCATTTGATTGAGACCTCAAAACACAATTTGCACAAAGGCGTACAAGAAGGCGTAATGGTTAAGACTCTGGACCATCCTTACGAATATCCGACTAATCACGGCTGGAGCAAGACCAAGTTATGGGCAGAAGTTGATACTGTGGTATTAGACAAGAAGCTGGTAAAAGGACAAACCGATGTGTGGAATTATTATCTGGGCATTGAAATACCAGCCGGATATGCTAAGATGATGCTTGATGACACTCAGGCGTATAAACGTGTTCGATGTTTGTATAATGGTCATCTTTACAAAAAGAAAGAGTGTCAAGATTATTTAGACAGACGAGGTGCTCGATTCTTTATGGAATACGGAAAGTCGGATAACACAAAAATTAAGTGTGATGTTGGAGACGTTCTCAGAGTGTCCTCAGAAGAAGTCCTCTATAATGCAAATGAAACTCATCCAGAATACCCGTATTATACAGGATACATAAATAGGGCGATGGAACCAGTACCGGAAAGAAAGACTTCTGATAATTTAGTCGTGTTGCATCGTCTTGCTTTACTTGAACCTCAACGGATACCCTTGGAAGTCTTAGCGAAATGGAAAGAAAATATGCCTCCAGAGATAAAGAAGTATTGTGAATACATTAGGTCTTTACCCACTTCAAGACTAATTCAATTTTATAATGCACTGAAGAAGGTTCAAAATGAAGAGTGAACTCATAAACACTCAGAATGTAAACACTCTACTTGAATTGGTAGAGTCGGAACTCAATTATAGACATGCGAAAGGATTGCACATTCCAAATAGAGGAATATATTTACCCTCACCACACGCTAAGCTTATCCGTGACGGTCACAAGACAGTAATCCTCAAGGATAGGAAATTTAAGATAGCAGGCGTTCCATTCCTTTACTGTGACAACGAATATGCTTATGGTGTATTAGAACTTAAAGAACCAAAAGAAATTAAGACAGAAGGACAATTTAAGGCTCTCCAGAAATATCATAGAGTAACCAAAAAAGAGTTTGAGAATTGGAATTGGAACTTTCCCCTTTACGCTTATTATGTTAAAGGGGTTCACAATTTTAAGAAACCTGTAAAGATTAACC